CTCTAACGCAGCGGCTTTAGCAGCAGAAGATGTGGCTCTTCAGTCTAGACTCGCAGCAAACGTTACAGCGTTTACTAACGAAGATGCAGCTTTACAATCTAGACTTGCTACAAACGTCACAGCGTTTACTAACGAAGATGCAGCTTTACAATCTAGACTTGCTACAAACGTCACAGCGTTAACTAATGAAGATACAGCTTTACAGGCTCGTCTAACCTCTAACGTTAATACTCTTACTACAAACATTAATACTCTTGATGCTAACGCTGATGCAATTGAAGCTAGGCGAGCTGCTAACTTAGTATCTGCTGTATTTACTTCTGATGTCACTGTTAGTGGAAACTTAATTGTCACAGGTGCCCAAGTTGATTTAGGTGTTCAAACTGCAACAATTCAAAACAACTTTATCGAGCTTTCTGCAGAGTTAAATCCAGGTGATGCACCCTCTACAGACTCAGGACTACTCATAAATCGAGGTAACAAAGGTAATGTGTTTATCGGAGATCATCTAGGCGAAGATGGTGTGATCTTTGTACGTACTCAGACTCCTGACACAAACACTACAGTTGCAATTGAATCATTTATGGATTTACATGGTAATAACTTCCATGCTGCTGGAGATGTAAACCTTCAGCGAGTTCATTTTGGTTTAAGAGCCTCAGAAGATACTGGTATTATTTTAGATGATGCAGGAGCTAATATTAACTTTATAGCTGATGGATCATATGTAGCAAATGTTCACTATGATGGTACTATAAATTCTCAAAATGCTATTATAGCTCCTAAAGTTTTTGCGGGCGGCGTAGAACTTCAAGCGAATGACTCGGCAACTCTTTTCTCGGCTAGAGCTAATGACTTTGCTACTTACACTTTAATTAATGCTAATGTAGACGTAGTACAAGACAACGTTGCAACGCTTACTACAACTGTTGATAACTTTGGTACTTCTTCTAACGCTAACGCTGTAGCTCTAGCAGCTGAAGATGTAGCTTTACAGTCTAGACTGTCTACAAACGTAACAACATTCAGCAACGAAGATACAGCGCTTCAAGCTAGGATAACCGCTAATGCAGCTACAGCAGCCTCTAACGATTTTATTACCTATACTAGACTTAATGCAAATGTAGATGTAGTACAAGACAACGTAGCTCAAAATGCAACTGATATTACGGCAGTAGAGACAAGACGCACAGCTAATATCGCTGGTGCAGTATCAACAATTACTACAGGTAACTTAACATCTTCTCGAGCTTTAGCTTCTGATGGTTCTGGTAAGGTAGCTGTATCAGATGTTACCTCAACAGAGCTTGGTTACTTAGATGGCGTCACCTCAGCTATTCAAACACAGCTTAATGCTAAACAAGCTACTATTACTGGTGCTGCTACAACTATTGACGATACTAACCTTACAGCTTCTCGTGCGTTAGTATCAGATGGGTCGGGTAAAGTAGCTGTATCTGCTGTTACATCTACTGAGCTTGGACATCTTGATGGCGTCACTTCAGCTATTCAAACACAGTTAGACGCAAAGCAGGCAACTATTACTGGTGCTGCTACGACTATTGATGATACCAATCTTACAGCTTCTCGAGCTTTAGCTTCTGATGGATCGGGAAAAGTAGCTGTATCTGCTGTTACATCAACAGAGCTTGGGTACTTAGATGGCGTCACTTCAGCTATTCAAACACAGCTTGATGCTAAACAAGCTACTATTACTGGCGCTGCTACAACTATTGACGATACTAATCTTACAGCTTCTCGTGCCCTTGTTTCTGATGGTTCAGGCAAAGTAACTGTATCAGCTGTTACATCAACAGAGATTGGACATCTTGATGGTGTAACTTCGGCAATTCAGACACAATTAGACGGTAAGTTAGCGACAGACGGTAATGGAAGTAGTTTAACTAACGTAGATGCTACTACTTTGGATGGTGTAGATAGTACTAGTTTCTTAAGAAGTGATACTCAAGACTCTATTGATGATGCAAACATACTTAGGTACTCTACAAGCAATTCAACTGCTGTAAGTCCGTCTTCAGGCACTAGTCCAGCAGTCACTAACGCACCTTTCGGTGTTGTTGGTTGGCATGACCTATTTGCTTTTATGCAAAACTACTCAGTCACGTATGAAGAATGGAATGGGTCATCGTGGTCTTCTGCAACAGCTGACTTAGACTTATTCGCGCAGAAAGAAAACCAAACAAAGACTATCGCTACAGGGTCTACACCGACAAAAGTGCGTTGGACGTTTAACAATACCGCTTGGGGTCTGGGTGAGTATATAGTTATTGGTTTCACGTACCATACTCCTGCTGCAAGTAAGACTGTTACGATATCGTCAAGTAGTGATGACTCTACATATACACAGCGTCATCAATCTACTACCTCTGCTAACGCTGATGTTATTTTCTTTAAGATTGACGCATACAGTGGTGACGCATATTTACGAATAGAGATCGAAAGAAATGATACAAACGATCTGAAGCTTTCTTACATTTCACTACTTACGCAAAGATCAGGAGATCAAGGTAAGGGTAAGGAACAGCGGCTTCCCTTTAATTGGGATAAAGATCGTAATATTACACTTAATGGGACTCTTAACACTCACACTATCCCAGGAGGCACTGGAACATTTGGACTGACTTCTCAGATAGATACAGTATCTTCTAATGCAGCCGCCGTTGAAACTAGAAGAGTAGCTAATATCGCAGGTGCAGTTTCCACAATCACAACAGGTAATTTAACTGCTTCCCGTGCGCTTGCTTCTGATGGATCAGGTAAAGTAGCTGTATCTGCTGTTACATCTACTGAGCTTGGGTACTTAGACGGTGTCACCTCTGCTATTCAAACGCAATTAAACGCAAAACAGGCAACCATTACTGGTGCAGCCACCACAATTGATGATACTAATCTTACTGCTTCAAGAGCACTTGCTTCTGATGGCTCGGGTAAGGTAGCTGTATCTGCTGTTACGTCTACTGAGCTTGGGTACTTAGATGGTGTCACCTCCGCTATCCAAACGCAGTTAGATGCAAAACAGGCAACCATTACTGGCGCAGCCACTACAATTGATGACACTAATCTTACAGCTTCAAGAGCACTTGTTTCTGACGGATCAGGTAAGGTAGCTGTATCGGCTATTACTTCTACAGAACTTGCCTTCTTAGACGGACTTGACCAAAACCTAAACTCTAATCTTGTGGCTCTAGCTGCGGGCATTGCAGCATCCGGTGCCGCAGTATTTCCCACTGGAGACTACGGCTTGTTAGATGCAGCTAATGCTGCCACAGACGCGTTCGGTTTTGCAGTAGCAGACTTAACAATTTTTGACATGAGTGACACACCTGCAGGCGAACTAGATGCACAAGACCTAGGAGCTTTGACTTAAAATTTGGCGGGTAAGCAAAATGATGATATACTCACTTTATATTTTAGGTTGACCAATTTTTAATAATATGATAGAAAGGTTATTATGAGTATTAAAGTTTCTGCATTTATGGGCGGTCTAGGAATAGATGCTCGTAATAAGCTTGAGTTACAAGACAACGCAACTGTACAGATCGGTGGTGCTTCTACAGGCAACTTGCTAGTGGGTAGTACAATTGCTATATCTAATACTAATCCTTTTCAAGGCGACACCTTAGTTGTAGGTGGTAACTTACGGTTAACTTCAGGTCAAATTATTTTTGCTGATGGATCTGGTCAGTCATCTGGTTCATCAGTTACAACGTTCCCAACCGGAGACTATGGATTACTAGATGCAGCTAATGCTGCTACAGATGCATTTGGACAGGCCACTGCTGGCTTAACAACTTTTGATATGCTCACATCACCCGTCGGCTCAGAACAAAACGAAGATTTGGGTGCACTAACTTAATAAGGAGAAAACAATATGCCTACTCAATTACAATTTAGAAGGGGCACAACTGCACAAAACAACTCATTTACTGGTGTTGTTGGTGAATTATCTATCGATACAGATACCGATAACATTCGCGTACATGACGGATCACAAGCCGGTGGTTTTGAAATTATTCCTTCTGGTACTATTCTTCCGTTTGGTGGAGCAGCCGTACCAGGTAACTTTCTTTTGTGCGATGGCTCTAACGTTTCAAGAACAACTTACGCACGACTATTTGCTATAATCGGTACAGCCTATGGAGTTGGTGATGGTTCAACCACTTTTGGACTTCCCGATTTACAAGACAGAGTTCCTCTAGGTAAGGGTACAAATAATGCTACCTTAGGTACTGAGACTGGAGCAACTGCCGCCTCATCTGTAATTACTAACGCAACGTCAAATACTGGTACTAGTAACACTGGAACAGGCAATACGGGTACTGGAAACACTGGAACGGGTAATACAGGCAACTCTTCTGGAGTACAAACTACAGCCTCTACTACTGGTACAGGTAATACAGGGACTGGAAATACTGGTACAGGCACTTCTGGATCTACTACTAACTCTCTATCGCTTACCACTGCAACTTTTGCTTCTTCAGCAAAAGACTCGTCTACTGCTTCAGCTGTAACAAACGTGACTAATGCTGCTCACACTCATACTGTTCCGGCACTTACAGTTCCAGCGCTATCAATTCCAGGGTTAACTATTCCTGCTCTTGATGTTGATGCGCACTCTCACTCTATTCCGGCACTTTCAGTACCTGCTTTGAGTATTCCAGCTCTAAGCATACCAGCATTGAGCATTCCTGCTTTAACTACTACCTTGCCAACTAGTGTTGTTAATTATATAATTAAAACATAATAACCAATGGAGGGGTAATTGGTAACATACACAGTAAAGTATAAGCTTCCAGGCGCTTCTGCTTGGAAGACTATTACAAATGTCGGTGAAGACGGATTTAACGATTATGGAGTTTCTCGTTATTTTATTCTAGCCAACAAACAAAGAATTGAAATTCCATCTTCAGCATCTTTTCAGTTTGATGCTAAACGCCAAGACCGAATAGAAGAACTAAGATCTCAAATGGAAGTTCAAGGAGTGGTTGACAGAACAGGATTATCAGTTCCTGGAATTACCCATCCTGCATTAGGAGGACAGACATGAGTCCTGTCGTAATTCCTGACGCTCTTCCGATTGAAACTTGTGATTTTTTAACAAAGTTTGCTCTTGAAAATACAAATGCTTTTATTAACGAAGGCACACAAGTAATTCCTCAATTTTTAAATAAAACTTTAGGGTATAAACATCTTCACAGATCAATGCCCTCACCTTTTATTGAAGTTGAACGGACTATGAATTATGCCCGACACATGGGTCAAAAATTTATATTTGATCATTTCGGGGAAATAGCATTTCCAGATAATACAGAATTGACGTTTTGGAACCCTGGTGATAGTATGAGTCTACATGCGGACAACTGTTGGCAAGAAAATGCTCCTGATCATATTAAAGAAATGGATCATCCAACTGGATTTAGAGACTATTCCGCTATATTCTACTTGAACGATGATTATGAAGGTGGTGAGATTAATTTTCCAAACTTTGATCTCACAATTAAACCTGAAAAAGGTTCTGCCGTGTTTTTTCCTGCAGGACTAAAGCATAGTCATTCTGTATCAGAGGTAAAAGGAAAAAAGCGCATCACTATTGCCGTTTGGTACTCTTTGGATGTGCTCTATGCAGAGTAATGGAAAACAATACAAGAGAATTAGATCAAATTCAAGGCGAACTAGACCGCTTGCACGAGCGCTCTCAGTCTAACAAGGCAAACATTTCTGCTCACGAAGCTGTATGTGAAGAAAGATATAATAATATAATCCTCACTATGAATGCTATGAACGATGAAATGAAGTTAATACATAAAAAAGTGAATGAAGTAACTGAATTAGCTACTCAAGGAAAAACTTCATTAAAAACTCTTTTATGGTTAGGGGCCTCGGTGGCAGCACTTGCTACTTTTATTTCAGTTGTGATTAATATATTTCCTAGATGAGCGATACCTTTTTCCGTCTTAACATTGACAAGCTTCTAACAAAACTTCCCACACCTGTTAAGTTTAACGAGTCTCAACAAGCCATGATTAATGGATTAAATGAGAATCGTTTTTTTGTGCACATAGCGGCACGACGTACAGGTAAATCTTATGCTGCTGCTATTCTAGCTTTTGCTAAACTATTAGAGCCTGGGCAGCAGGTAATGGTAGTTGCTCCTAACTTTTCTCTTTCTTCCATTATTTGGGACTATGTAACTGATTTAATTAAACAACTTGAGATTGAAGTTGATAGATTCAATCAAAAAGATAAAGTTGTGAGACTTATAAATGGATCAGTGTTTAGACTTCTTTCGGCAAACAACCGAGACTCGTTAGTAGGTCGTGCGGCTAACTTACTTATAGTTGACGAAGCAGCAATTATAACTAACGATGAGTATTTTACTAGAGATCTAAGACCAGCTCTCTCTACCTTCCAAGACTCTCGTTGTTTGTGGATATCAACTCCGCGAGGCAAAGGAAACTATCTTTATTCTTACTATTTAAGAGGAGACGATGTAGAATATCCTGAGTGGGGTTCAGCAGTATTTACGTGGAGATCTAATCCTTTACTAGCTGAAAAAGATATTGAAGAGGCACGTAAATCTAGCACTAGAGCCTTATTTGCTCAAGAGTATGAATGCGAGTGGACTACTACAGAATCTCAAATTTATGAAGGTTTAGATGAAGACAAACATATAGGTGAGTATCATGGAGAGAGATTTTTAGAAGTTGTAGCCGGACTTGACGTAGGTTATAGAGATGACAATGTATTTGTCGTGATTGGGTATGATGGTGAAAATTACTATATCTTAGACGAGTTTATATCAAAAGAATCTACTACCTCAGAGTTAGCTTCAAATATTCAAGACAAAATTGATGAGTGGAATATAGACGTTATTTATATTGACTCTGCCGCTCAACAGGTTAAAGCAGACTTTGCTT